TAGGTTTGATTGGGCCTCAGAAGAATACCCTACGCACCACATCACAAGAGAGGATGCAGCCAACATGAATACCCCTACTCTATCTGTCGTTCAGGCGCAGCGCAGCGAGCAAAGCTCTTTAGAAGAGTTCCTTACGCCTGTCTATCGGTCGATGCGTTCGATCTCAGAAGACACCATGCGCTTCTATGACGTTAAGACTATGGTGAATGCTGACGGAGAGAGCGTCAAGCAAGCCTATGTCTACCCGTCTGGTGGTCGTAAGGTAAGAACCTTGCCTAAGTCTTTCCGTGCTGAGGCTGGCCTTAAGGGTGACGAGTTGTTCGGCATGGACAAGTTTAATGCTGGCAGTGCTAAGGCTGTCGTCATTACCGAGGGTGAGCTTGACGCTATGTCGGCCTTCCAGATGCTTGGTGGCAAGACGCCTTGCGTAAGTATCCCGTCAGCGACCCCTAGCCAGAAGCTCTTCGAGAAGTGCAAGGAATGGCTTGACAGCTTCGACAAGATTTATGTGTCGTTTGACAGTGACAACAAGGCTGAGGGTGTGGCTGAGAAGCTTGCTAACCTCTTCCCTAACCGGGTGTATGCCATCCCGCACGACAAGTACAAGGATGCCAATGAGTTCCTTGAGGCGGGTGCGCGTGAGAGCTATCGCAATGCGTTCAGCCATGCGAAGAAGTTTATCCCTGAGAATATCTTCAACACCCCCGACCAATTCTTGTCGATCCTCCACGACGATGATGATAGTAGTTATGTGTCGACAGGTATCCAATCTCTTGACGACGTGATCCTCGGCCTCATGCGTGGTCACTTCACGGTGTTCCAAGCACCCGAAGGTATCGGTAAGACAGAGTTTATGCGCTATCTGGAATACTCCCTGCTGACCCAGAACGACGACATCAAGATCGCTATCTGCCACATGGAAGAGGTAAAGAAGCGCAGCCTGTTGGGTCTGGTGTCTTATGAGTTGAAGAAGAACGTGACCCGTAAGGACTTGATCCATAACCAGACCGAAGTGGATCAGGCTATCATGAAGCTGTCGGGTGATGAACGCCTGTACCAGTTTACCTTGGGTGTGGACGAAGACCCTCTGGAGATTCTGGAGCGTATTCGTTTCCTGACTGAGGCGTGTGGCGTAAGCTACATCTTCTTCGAACCCATCCAAGACCTTGCGTATTCGCGTCAGGGTGACGAGAGTGTAGAACAATTCTTGTCCCAGTTGTCGACCAAGCTTGCACGTATCTCCGCTGAGCTTAACGTAGGGATCGTGACCATTGCCCATGAGAATGATGATGGGGCTATCCGTGACTGCCGCATGATCGGTAAACGTGCATCTGTCGTCATTAAGCTTGAGCGTGACAAGATGGCGAAGGATGATGAAAGCCGTAACACTACCAAGCTTCTTGTCGTCAAGAATAGACCGACAGGTTCCACAGGCTACGCAGGGCAATTGTTCTTCGATAGCGAAACGTTCACCCTCTCAGAGAAGTTTATGTGATATGCAGCTTTTACCTACGATCTGCGCCATCCTCTACACCCTTGGTGCCTTCCTCTACTACCTGCACCAGATAACCATTCTCTACTTCAAGGAGGTCGACGACTACAGTGAGGCTAAGGTTCTGACTAACGCAGTGATCTGGCCTTGGCGTACACTAGAGATCGTGGTAGATTACGTTCTTACGATGAACAGAAGGGATGAAGACGATGAGTGAGAACGAACCCTTCCAAGTTGTCGTCACTGACGTTAAGGAACATGAGGATGGTGCAGCTACCTACTCATTCGCTATGGACGACAAAGCTCAGGTAGAGATAGCGAATATCGGCCTAGAGTTTATGCTCTACTGCGCCTCTTACGGACTAGACCTGCAGTATGTGCTAGAGAACCTTGATCTTATCGCTGAGCACCACAAGGAAGAGAGTAAGAGTGAAGATAGCGCAGCGTAGCGAGCAAAGCTCTTATAAGACAGTATTGACACACCATGCACTGTCGTGGTCTACAGGCAAGCCTGTGGTCGTCAAGGTGACGTTACCTAGGGAGCCGTGGGTAAAGGAGGATAAAGATGAAGATCGCAGCGATGGACATTGAAACGGACGGGCTGGACCCTACGCGCATCTGGGTGATCTGCTCTAAGGACTTGGACACCGGGGAGGTCATGCAGTTCCTCAACCCATCTCATGTCGTCGAAGAGAAGGAACGCTTCATTGCTTATTGCAACACTGTTGACAAGTTTGTCTTCCACAATGGCTTGGGTTTTGACGTACCTGTTCTTCATCGCCTTATTGGCAGTGCTTGTGTTCCTCTTGCTAGCGTCATTGATACTCTTATTGTATCTCGAATGATCGACTACGACATCAAGGACGGACACAGCTTGAAGGCTTGGGGTATCCGCCTCGGTCTCCACAAGGGTGAACACAAGGATTGGTCTAAGCTCTCGCAGGAGATGATCGACTACTGCCACCAAGACGTTCTGGTTACCTGCGCCCTGTTTGAACGCTTCCGTAAGTTTATCTTCGACAAAGACATGGCTATGGGCCTACGTTGTGAGCACGACATCCAAATCCTCTGCGAAGAAATGACGACCAATGGGTTCAAGTTTGACAAGGAGAAGGCTGAGGAGTATCTGGCTGAGGTCACTGAACGTATGAACGAACTTGAGGCTGGCTTCCAAAGGGACTTCCCCGCTAAGCTTCAAGAGGTACACAGGGTCAAGTTCAGGGTAAAGCAGGATGGGTCACTGTACTCCACTGTTGTCGATGCTAAGAAGAAATACCCTGTCACTCACGTCGATGGCGAAAACTTAATCTGCAAGGATTGGGTACCCTTCGACCCTGCGTCACCCCGTCAGCGTATCGACAGATTGTGGGAGGCAGGATGGACACCCGTAGACAAGACAAAAGGACACATAGAGTATGAGCGTGAGCAACGGATCAAAAACAAGTCCAAGTGGCAAGGACGAGGAAGATGATCGTGGCGCTAAGTTTGCCCGCTACGGGTGGATGTGCAATGAGATGAATCTGTCGACCCTCCCAGAGGATGCACCTGATGGCGCTAGGAACCTATCGGAGTGGCTCACCCTTGAGGGTCGTAGATCAAGTCTTGTCGAATGGCTGGGCCACGTTAAGGAAGACGGACGCATCCACGGTAGGTTCACCCACATTGGGGCATGGACGGGTCGTATGGCTCACTCTGCACCTAACCAAGCTAACATCCCTGCAGCCTTCCACGGCACCGCTAAGAGTGCTGTCGACAAGGTGAAGGAGAAGTACGATGGTAAGATGCGTGGGCTGTGGGGTGTCGAAGAAGGTAACTGGCTCGTAGGCACTGACGCTGAGGGTATCCAGCTACGCATCCTTGCCCACCTGATGAAGTCTGAGGAGTACATTCACGCTATCGTCAGTGGACGTAAGGAAGATGAGACAGATATCCATAACCTGAACAAACGGGCTTTGGGTATGTCGCATGTGACTAGGGATATGGCCAAGACCTTTATCTACGCCTTCCTCCTCGGGGCAGGTAACGACAAAGTGGGGCAGATTCTCAAGGTCAGTGCCAAGGAAGCGGGTCAGGCTGTCGAAAACTTCATGGAGAGTATCAACGGTCTGAGTCGTCTAAAGAAGCAAGTGATCCCTCACATCGCAGAGATGGGTTGGTTCAAGGGCTTGGACGGACGCAAGGTCAAGGTTCCTAACGAACACAAGACACTTGCAGGGTTGCTGCAGAATGGTGAGGCTGTCGTCATGAAACATGCGGCGCTTAGCTGGACAAACTCCGCAAGAGAAGCAGGGATTAAGTTCAAGCTGGTCACGTGGCCGCACGATGAATGGCAGACGGAAGTGTACGGAGACAAAGAGCAGGCAGAGTTACTGGGTTCCATCCAACGTCAGTCCATTGTTGACACTGGCACCAAACTCAGTATACTATGCCCTCTCGCAGGATCGACTGATATCGGTCGTAATTGGTTTGACACCCACTAAAGGAGACGACAAATGGGTAAGACGAAAATTGGTGTGTTCGAAGGTGAAATCTACTGGGCGCGTGTGTTCCCCGGTAACATGGACGACAGTGAATACCACAAGGCCACGGAAGGCCAGTACAACTGCATGTTCGTTCCGAAAGACGAAGAAGAGTTGCAGAAGATGCTCAAGCTTGGCTTCCCTCAGAAGTCTATGGGTAACCCTATGGTGCGTGAGATCGAAGCTGCAGGTGGTCGTAAGGGCATGAAGCTCAAGCGTCCTAACGTTCACCCTAAGATCGAAGACTTCGGTGGTGCCCCTGTGGTTACCCACGGCAAGACCGACAAGGCTTGGGACATGGACATTGACGGTGAGCTTGGGAATGGCACTAAGGTTGCCGTTCAGATCAGCATCTACGGTGAAGGTTCCACTGCTTCGGTACGCCTTGAGAAGGTAGGCGTCCTTGAGTTGGTGCAGTTCGAAGCCTCTGGCGCTATCGGCTGGTAAGATACTAAGGGGGAGCGAAAGTTCCCCCTACCCCTCAAGGAGAGCAAAATGCCCGGTAAGTGGAATTACGTAGGTAGTAACTCAAAAGGAGAGGCTAAGTTTAAGCGTTATACTAACCAGACTTTAGCTCACGTTAAAGACTACTTAGACACCCTCGGTATCTGTTACTACGCCCATGAAGACGCACGTGTAATCTTTATCTACAAGGACAAGGAACCAAAGAGTGTCTACAGTAACAGATACTCTTATTACTACACTACGGGTAGATGGGGTAATGACAAACGTGAGAAACACTACTCCTGTGAAGGGATAGAGCATTTTATGCAGACCTACTACAGGACAACTGAGCAGGAAAATGAGTTCCTTAGTCAGAAGGGAAAGCAAGAAGATGAGCATTAAAGCTACGTACGTCGACCACATGGGAAGTGATCTGTCTGTCGTCAACGCAGCACGGGTTAGCTTCGGTAAGAAGAGTGAGGGTGTACTTTCTTGGGTTGCTTATGGTGACAAGCTGGCAAAGCCTGTTTTCGTCCCTAATGAAGCGGACACCAAGCTGATCCACTACCTCGCTAACCACGGACACTACTCACCCTTCGGTCACTGCTTCGCATCCTTCCACATCAAGGCACCCATCTTCGTAGCACGACAACTGGTCAAGCATGAGTACCTGCGTATGAATGAGATTAGTCGTCGTTATGTCGATAGTGAACCTGAGTTCTATGTACCTGATGTGTGGCGTGGTAGGTCTAAGGACAAGAAGCAAGGGTCATCTAAGGAAACTATTTCCGAAGTTTGGATGCAAGATTACGGCGAAAATTGGAAGGGCGACCCAAGTTTCATTGCATCTGCAAAGGCAGAATCTGACTGCATGTTCTACAACAGCTTAATCCAGTCTGGTGTCGCCCCTGAAATGGCCCGTATGGTCCTGCCTCAGTCGATGTACACCGAATGGTACTGGTCAGGTTCGATGGATGCCTTTGCGAATATGTGCAACCTACGTCTCAAGGAAGATACTCAATACGAGACACGTTTGGTAGCACAACAGATCGACAAAGTAATGGGTGAGTTGTACCCCGTAAGCTGGACAGCCCTAGTTGGAGAAAAGAAATGAACAAAGATGCCTACGACCTATTCGACGAATTTCTCCTGAGTGATTTTGTCGACAATCTAGTCACCTACCGTATCCGTGAGACTATCCTTGGGCTTCGCCTCTCTATCGACGCCCTTGAGTTTCGTAACCGTACGCAAGGTGGCTTGCCTAAGGCTCTACGGGAAGACCTTGAGGAGCACTGGGAAGACCTAGACAGTATGGTACGTGCCTACATCTACTTCTCAGGGGACTACGAGATGGAACATATCCCCGAGTGGACCCACAAGGATGTACCTCAGGATACACCGGGGTGGGACTACTGGAACCAAGGTGACATCAAGTGAGGATTCTGGTAGACGGGGATATCGTAGCTTACAGGGCGGCTTACTCGACAGAAGGTGAGACAGCAGAGACAGCTAAAGAGAAAGCTGACGAACTGATGGACAACATTGCCTTCGACACGACGACAAGAGGGGAAGAGTTGGAGGTGTTCCTGACGGGTAAGGGAAACTTCCGCTACGATCTGTCCCCTACGTACAAGGCTAACCGTAAGGATACACCACGTCCTGAACACCTAGGTCTCGTACGTGAACATCTTGTTGAGGCGTGGGATGCTGTCGTCAGTAGTGGCCAAGAGGCTGATGATCTGATTGCTATTCGTGCCACAGAGCTTGCCTACGACTGCACCATTGTGTCGACAGATAAGGACTTCAAACAGATTCCTTGTCGTCACTACAACCCTAACAAAGGTGAGTGGGCATCCGTAGGTGAGTTCGAGGGTACCATGTTCTTCTACTCCCAGATCGTTATGGGTGACAGAGCGGACAACATCGAAGGCATCCACGGTATCGGACCTGTGAAGGCTAAACGTCTCTTGTCGGAATGCACTACGGAGCAAGAGCTATACGACAAGGTTCTAGGCGCTTACGACAACGACGAGGAACGTGTACTCACTAACGCCCGTCTCCTGTGGCTACGACGCAAAGAGGAAGACGTATGGTACCCGCCAAATCAAAGATAAGACAGAAAGCACTCAAGGCTGGCTATCGTTCTGGCCTTGAGGAGACCGTAGCGGATCAGCTTAAGAAGCTAGGCGTAAAGGCTGAGTACGAGACGACAAAGATCAAGTACAGGGTGGAGGAGGACAGAACGTACACCCCAGACTTCATCTTACCGAATGGTGTCGTCATTGAAACCAAGGGTAGGTTCGTAGCTGCAGACCGAAAGAAACATCTTCTGATCCGTAAGCAGCATCCAGAGCTTGACATTCGCTTTGTCTTCTCTAATAGTAAGGCTAAGCTAAGTAAAGCGTCTAAGACTACTTACGCTGCATGGTGCATCAAACACGGCTTCCTCTACGCCGACAAGGAGATACCGTTAGAATGGCTAACGAAGTAAAAGTCCACAGGATCATTGAGGGTCCGTTCGAGAGCGACGACGAGGATGAAGTTTGGATGCTTTGCCTTGCGGAAGAAGATGGGGAGCTTACGGAGATTGAAGTTTACTTCGACACCTTCGACGAAGCTTACGCTTTCAAGCACCACTTCACCAAGAGTATCGAACCCATCATCCTAGCTAACGACACAGGGGATCACTAAACATGAAAACTCACCTCGTCATTGGCGACCCCCACGCCCACCCTGACTACTCTAACGCACGGGCTGATTGGTTGGGTAAGCTGATCTTGGACCTCAAGCCTGATGTTGTCGTCAACATGGGAGACACTGCGGACCTAGCGTCCATGTCCTCATTCGACAAAGGAAAGGCATCCTTCCACGGGCGTAACTACCAGAAGGACATTGAGGCCCACCTAGACTTCCAAGATCGTATGTGGCACCCCATCAAGAAGGCGAAGCGTAAGCTACCCCATCGTGTCGTCCTTGAGGGTAACCACGAGAACCGCATCAAGAAGGCCATCCAGTATTCCCCTGAGCTTGAGGGTGATCGCTTCGGGGTCTCGTTCAAGAACCTAGCCTTCGAAGACTACTAC